AATCAAAAGAATTACTCGCACTAGTACCAATTTTAATATCGGTAGTAGTATATTCTCTTGTTCCGTAAGATTTAGAACTGTTGTAATTAGGCGCATCTACAACGCACCATATTGGGTATGATTTCATATTTTCCTCCTTTGTTGTAATAGATACCGTTACGTTAATAACGGTATTTCGGATAATTAATCCTCATCAGTATTACTTATTCGCCTTCTTCTTCGTATGTTTTGTGCATATTTAGTGTACTAATAATAATTTTTTCGAAGTCATCTACAGAAATATTAATTAAATCCATATTAGAATAAACTCCTAAATCGTCAACCAACTCAATACCGTCTTTTCTTAAATAGTAAAAAAAGTCTTGCATATTGTCTGCAACAATTTTATTTTCGTTTACATTTATATACCAATTATGAACATTGTGTCCCATTTCGTTTTTAGTATTAAATATAGTAACTTTACTCAAATTTACTTTTTGCATTTTTTCCTCCTTTTTGTAATATATACCGTAAAATTAATTACGGTATTTCGGTTATTAAAACCTCATCAGTATTACTTTTGTCCGTTTATACCATTTAACTCAATAGTCATTCTAAAATTATATGTACCTAACATAGAATTTCCAATTATGAATTTACCCAGTACATCTGTTAATTCTAGTAAATTACCAACAGTAAAATCACTAAAATATTCAACAGGGTAAAAATCATTATCTGGGTCAGGGTGTTGTCTTTCTAACAAGTTATTTACAACCCTATATTTACAACCATAAAGTTCGTGTATTTTTTTCATATTTCCTCCTTTGTTACCGTTTCATACTTTTGTAATCATCAGTTACGGTTACACCGTAAAACGTACATACAGGGGGTTATAATGAATATACAAAATAACCCCACCAATCAAGGAGGAGGAATATTACCTTTACAGGTCAATTAAAAACACTAACAAATGTTAATGTTTCACGTGTTCCGTTTTATTAACTCTCTGGCTTTATTATCGGAAAATACTAGGTGTTGGAAACCTCTGTACAGTACCTATGGATGTTACCTTTTTATTAAATTAAGTCCGGTTTTAATGTTTACCAATAAGTCTATATTTGTTTCCCATTTTTTTAAATTTCGCCCAAACTAACAAATGTTGGGTGGAGTTAAATATCTGTTAATACTTAAAGGTACTGTTAAACGTTACTCAAACGGATTGCCGGTTGGTAGGTGTACCTAGTTTCTTGTTGGCTTGTGGTAGTTGAAACTCTAAAACATTATTCTACCAAGTGGTTAATTCCATATATAGTAAATTAATACTACCCACTAAAGATACTGTATACCCAAATAATACAAATTACAAGAAATAATTAATTAATTAAGTAATTATTTTCATTATAGGTATTAAACAAAAACCAATACCTATTAAATTTCCCGAAGACCTATATATACCGTGTATTTTTATTACTTATATGTAAGGGGAGAGTATATATATTATTATATAATTATAAGGTTATATGGGTGGTATTATGGGTTTAAAAGACGTACTTCTTCCCACACTATAACGTTAAATAAAAGTTTAATAATACCTTATGGGTTGTAATTACAAGGGTTTAAATAATAACCATTACTTATTAGGTTAATTGGTTTATTAGTTTATTATAATATAAGGTTATCTGTAGTTAGTTTATTATAATATTATTAAATACCCATTAACCCCCTTTACGAATCCATTAGTTTGAGGTCGTCCAGTTCACTTATTATTCTCAGAAATAAAGTTCATCTACTACTACCATTACCATACACACACAAATAACCTTATATCAGGGCGAATAACACCCTTTTTCACGTGTTTTCGGCGAATAATGTACATTGGTACTTGTAAACAATTTTGAAAAAGTATTATAATGGAGATGACCCACCCTGCTTTGTAATTACGATATGGACAAAAATAAAAGAGTAAACGAAATACTAAAAACCCTCAAAAAACGGACAGAGGAGAATAAGTTAAATTATTACGAGCCTTACAGGTTTCAAAAAAACTTCCACGAAACCGGATTGGAGGCGAATCAACGTTTATTAATGGCTGCCAATAGGGTTGGTAAAAGTTATGTTGGAGCTATGGAAATGGCTATACACTCTACCGGATTATACCCTAAATGGTGGAAAGGGAGAAGATTTGATAAACCTATACGGGCTTGGGTTTGTGGAGCGAGCAATGAAACTACACGAGATATTTGTCAAAGGGAGTTATTTGGACAACCTGATAATCCTAATGACAAAGGAAAAGGTAGTATTCCCAAGCATTTATTAGGTGATTTTGTAAGAAAGCCTGGAGTACCAAATGCTTTTTCATCAGTTATGGTTAAACACATTACAGGTGGTTGGTCAAGAATTGCGTTTAAAGCGTATGAAATGGGTGCAGAAAAATTTATGGGAGAGTCTATAGATTTAGTGTGGTTAGACGAAGAACCATCACAAGATATATACTCACAATGTATTACTCGTACCCTAGATAGACAAGGACAAGTTTATTTAACGTTTACGCCTGAATCAGGTATGACAGAAGTAGTACAAAACTTTACATCTAATTTAAAACCTAAACAAGCTCTAATAACAGCTGGTTGGGAAGACGCAAGTCATTTAACAGATGACATGAAAGAACAAATACTTTCAGCGTTACCACCACACGAAAGAGAGTTGAGAAGTAAAGGGATTCCAATGATTGGCTCTGGATTGGTATTTCCTATAGATGAGGATACCCTGACCTGCGACCCGTTCATCATACCCTCGCACTTTCCGAGAATCGCAGGTCTAGATTTTGGTTACGACCACCCTACAGCAGTAGTTTGGGTTGCGTGGGATAGAGATAAGGATATTGTATATGTTTACGATTGTTACCGAGAATCTAAACAAACACCTGATTACCATGCATCACACATAAATAGTCGTGAAGGTAGCCATTTCATACCAATTTCGTGGCCTCATGACGGATATCAACACGATAAAGGGAGTGGTATAACACTTGCAGAACAATACCGTACAGCTCGTGTAAATATGTTACCATTTCATTTTGAGAATCCGCCAGCTTTGGGTGAGAAAAAAGGTGGTAACTCGGTTGAAGCTGGGTTAATGGAAATGTTGACTAGAATGGAACAGGGTAAATTTAGAGTATTTAATACAATGTATGATTGGTTTGAAGAATACAGAATGTATCACAGGAAAGATGGTAAATTGGTTAAATTAAAAGATGATTTAATGGCGGCAACACGTTACGCTGTTATGAGTTTAAGGCATGCAGATGTTGAAACATCTAGATGGCATAAAAAAGGTCGATTAGGCCCTAAAGTAGCAATAGTATAGGAGTATAAAATGGCAACATTAGAAGATTTTAAAAATAAAATAGCTAAAATAAGAGGGAAGACTAAAGATAGGCTCAATAATCTTGAAAATTTAAGAAATTTTTCAGGAGCTATATCTGATAGAGAAAAAAGTTTAATTAAAGAACAAGAAACATTTGTTGGTGGTGGAAAAGCTGACACTAAAGATAAAAGAACAAAATTTAAAAAACTAGCAGATAGTATTTTTTACGATTAAAACAAAGGAATATAATGGCTAAAACCAAAAAAATGAGTAATGATGAACTAGCTTCACGTTTAGAAAGCGAAGTTCAAAATGCAACCGGACACATGAATAGTGAGCTTTCAGGGCAACGTGAAGATTCTATGAAATACTATTTAGGTGAAAAGTTTGGTAACGAAATAGACGGAAGGTCTGAGATTGTTACTACTGATGTAAGAGATACAATAGAGTATATAATGCCATCGTTGATGAGAATATTTACTACACACAACAATGTAGCAGAGTTTGAGCCTGAAGGCCCTGAAGATGTTGAAATGGCGCAACAAGCAACAGACTATGTAAACTATGTTTTTAATAAGCAAAACAACGGTTTCAAAGTTTTATATGATGTGTTTAAAGATGCTTTAATTAGTAAAACAGGTGTTGTTAAACATTTTTGGGAAGAAAAAGTAGAATCTAAAACAGAAACATACACAAATTTAACAGAAATAGAATATCAGGCAATATTAGCCAACGATGATTTAAAAATATTAGAAAAAACAGAAAATTTACAACAAAAAGAAACTCAAGATGAAATGGGTAATGTTATACCTGCTATTTACACCTATGACTGTGTTGTACAACGTATAAAAATTAACGGACAAGTAAAAATATTATCAGTTCCACCTGAAGAATTTTTAATATCTAGAAGGGCAACGAGTATAGAATCTGCACAATTCGTTTGTCATAGAGTAAAAAAATCTGTAACTGATTTAATTTTAGAAGGATATGATGAGAAAGTAATAGAAAACTTACCTACATATAACAGTAGTCAAGCAGAATACGATGAAGAAAGACTAGCAAGATATAGTTATGACGATGATTCTATACCCCCTGACGAAGGCGAAGGAGCAACTAGACAAATATGGTTAGATGAATGTTATACAAGAATAGATTATGATGGAGATGGTATAGCAGAATTAAGAAAAATTACCAAAGGTGGTAATATAATACTAGATAATGTCGAAATAGACATGATTCCTTTTTCAACAATTTGTCCACTCCCTATACCTCATAAATTTTATGGTATGTCTGTAGCAGATACAGTAAAAGATATACAATTAATAAAATCTACAATAATGAGAAACTTGTTAGATAATATGTATTTAACAAATAATGCTAGATACGCTGTATTAGCTGGTCAAGTAGAATTAGATGATTTACTCACATCTAAGCCAGGTGGTATTGTTAGAATGAGAGCTCCAAACGCAGTAACACCCTTACCAACACCTTCTATACAACCATACGCATTCCAGATGGTACAGTATTTAGATAGCGTAAGAGAAGAAAGAAGTGGAGTATCTAAAATGACACAAGGGTTAAACCCTGATGTACTTACTTCTCATGTAACATCAGGAGCTATTTCTGCTGCAACAGAATCTTCTATGCAGAGAATAGAGTTAATTGCTCGTATATTTGCAGAAACAGGTATTAAAGATTTATTTAGAAACATTTATTCGTTAATTCAAAGATATGAAGATAGGGAGAAAGTCTTCTATTTACGAAATAAATTTGTACCAGTAGATGTTTCACGTTGGAAAGAAAAGTTAAATTGTAGTGTAAACGTTGGGATAGGTAGTGGTAGCCAACAAACAAAAATACAATCTATGTCTAGTATTATGACTATAATACAAAGTCTAGTACAACAAGGTGGTATGGGAACGTTAGTATCACCACAAAATATATACAATGCAGTAACAGAATTTATAGAAACTGCTGGTTTTAAAAACGCAGACCAATTTGTTTCTAATCCTGCTAATATGCCACCTAAACAACCAAAACCTAGTATAGATGAAAAAATACAAGCGCAAAAATCACAATTAGAAATGCAAAAACTACAACTACAAGCTAAAGAATTAGAAATAGATACACAGTTAAAAGCACAAGAAGTTAGTATTAAGAAACAGGAATCTGAAATTAATTTAGCAATTAAATCACAAGAATTAATGTTGAAAAAACAACAAATGAAAATAAATGAAGCTGAACTGGCTTTGGAAGCAACTCAAAAAAGACCAATAGGAATAGGTAAAACATGAAAATATATAAAGATTTTCCAGTATATGGCGGATTACCACCAAGAGAATACTCAAAAACATTATCAAAAACTATAAAAATGTTAGAAAAAAGAGGAGTATCAGAAAGAAATGCTTTAAAAATCGCTAAAAACAATACTAAAAAGACTTATTTGTTACCATTAGCATGAAAGATTTAAACGAATTAAATATAGAAATAGAGTTAATTAAAAAAGATATTAATGATATAAAAAACAATCACTTACAGCATATTGAAAGAGATATGAGAGATGTAAAGATTGAGGTTTTTAGATTTAAATATGTTGTTTGGGGAGCTTTAGTTATATTTATATTA